CAATACAATGACCGAAAAGAAGCTCTCAGAACGCCAAGAGAAGTTCATCGAAGCTCTGCTAGGTGAGGCCAAAGGTAATGTCCGCCAGGCTATGCGTATTGCTGGCTATAGCGATACTACAGCTATTCGAGAGGCTATGGCACCGGTTGCTGAGGAAGTTGCCGAGGCGGCACAGATGTTACTGGCCCTAAACGCTCCTAAGGCTGCGCTAGGCATGGTTGGCGTATTAGATGATCCTTCATCACTTGGCGCACGAAATGTTGTAGCAGCGGCGAAAGAGCTTCTGGACCGTGCCGGTGTAGTTAAGAAAGAAAAAGTAGAGGTAAGCGGACCAGCTGGCTCCATGTTTATCCTACCTCCAAAACAAAGTTCTGAATGACAGACGATCCTGATTTCCCAATCAAGCGCCGAGCCAATGCTAGCTCAAAGATAGCTTACGGATATGTACCTACCAAAGAAGATCCTAGAGTATGTGTACCAGATCCGGCTTTCGTGCCGTTTGTACGCGAAGCTCTAGATCACATTGATCAGGGCGGAAGTCTGCGGGAGACAGCTGCCTGGCTTACCGAGAAGACCGGCGTCTCTATCAGCCACCAGGGTATCAACCGCATATGGAAAGAGCGTAGAGGATCTCTACCTGAAAACCAGCGCGAGAAGCAGCAAAAGAAACAACGTAAGAAGGTAGCTCCAAAAACTGGACCCGCGAAAGCTAAGGCCAAGATTAAGCGCAAAGCATCTGACGCGAAACGTGTATTAGCGATGCAGCAGAAAAAGCTTGAAGCCTGGGTTGATAAGGACAAGCCGGAAGACAATATTAAGACTGTACCACTTTCTGACAGCCTAGATTTTGACTCTATCGAAAAGAACCAGGAAGATCGAACCGTTGTATTTGCTCCAAATCCTGGGCCACAAACAGACTTTTTAGCAGCGTCAGAAAACGAAGTACTATATGGTGGCGCAGCCGGTGGTGGAAAAACTATGGCCCTCATCGCAGACCCCATGAGGTACTTCGATAATGGTAACTTTAACGGTATTATCTTACGTCGAAGCACAGACGAACTACGTGAAATTGTTTGGAAAACTCAAGAGCTATACCCTCAAGCGTTTCCTGGTGCAAAGTGGGGAGAGAAGAAGAGCCAGTGGACGTTTCCGAGTGGCGCAAGGATCTGGCTAACCTACCTTGATCGTCCTGAAGATGTTCTACGTTACCAGGGCCAAGCCTTTAGCTACATCGCTTTCGATGAGTTGACGCAACACCCCACGCCCTTCGCGTATCTGTATATGAAATCTCGCTTGAGAACGACCGACCCTACGCTTCCTACTTTTCTCCGCGCAACAACAAACCCAGGTGGCCCCGGACATAGTTGGGTCCGCAAGATGTATATCGACCCTGCGCCTGCAAACCAGGCATTTGCTGCAACGGACATCGAAACAGGTAAAACCCTGGTGTACCCGGAAAGCCATGAGAAAGCAGGACAACCTTTATTTACCCGGCGGTTTATACCTGCCAGCCTTTACGACAACCCGTATCTGACTGCAGACGCGAGCTACGAGGCTAACCTTCTATCTCTTCCTGAAATGCAGAGGCGACAGCTTCTGGAAGGCGATTGGGATGTAGCAGATGGGGCAGCATTCCCCGAATTCAAGAAGGCTGATCATGTGATCGAGCCGTTTGATATTCCTAACGAGTGGCGGAGATTTCGTAGCTGTGATTACGGCTACAGTAGTTACTCAGCGGTCCATTGGTTCGCAATCGATCCATCTTATGAAACATTATATTGTTATAGGGAACTCTATGTCTCAAAACACACAGGAAAAGATCTTGGCGCAGCTGTTCTCGAAGCAGAGAGAGGTGAACCAATTAGTTACGGAGTATTGGACAGCTCTTGCTGGCACAATCGTGGCCAACTTGGACCGAGTATTGCCGAAGAAATGATAGCAATGGGGTGTCGTTGGCGTCCAAGTGATCGGACAGCTGGCGCACGGGTGGCAGGTAAAAATCAATTTCATCAACGCCTTAAAGTAGACGAAGAAACTAGCCTCGCTGGCATTATTTTTTTCAATACCTGCCGCCAGATTATATCGGATCTACCAGTTATTCCTTCAGATCCCCGAGGATCGGATGATATCGACCCACGATATGCGACCGATCATGCCTACGATAGCGTAAGGTACGGCATAATGAGCCGTCCTAGATCAGCTTCCCCATTTGATATGGGTAAAGGCGTTCCAATTCAGAACTATCGCCCAGCTGACGCCTCGTTTGGCTACTAGAAATACCTAATATAGCTAAAAGGAAGCCCTAATGGCCTTCATGAACCCCCCAGAAGACGTAGTAAACTCCGAAGATCTAACAGAACTTGCTGATGTAGCTGTTTTGGAAGAGGACGGGGATGTAGAAGGTGAAAATACCGAGTACGGTGGGGTAGTTGCGATGGTTGAGTCGGCTTTCCGGCGCTCAAAAGACCACAGATTATCGGATGAAACTCGCTGGTTGATGTCTTATCGCAATTATCGGGGAATTTACGGCCCAGAGGTGCAGTTTACGTCTACTGAGAAGTCCAAGGCCTTCGTTAAGATCACAAAAACCAAGGTTTTGGCTGCATACGCGCAAATCGTTGACGTTTTGTTTGCAGGAAACAAATTTCCCATAGGTATTGAGACTCGAAACACCCCTAACAACGTGGCCGGTGAAGTAAATTACGACCCAGAACAGATTACCTCTGAAAAGGTTAAAGAACGGGCTAAAATAGACTTCAAAGTAGCCCGTAAGTACAACAGACCGGAAATTGAGCGTGATCTGGGCGTATATAAAGACGTTTTGTCCCCAGTACATGAAGAATTGAATACTGGGGCGGGAACATCACCTACCTCCGTTACATTTGAGCCTGCCAAAAAGGCAGCATTGATGATGGAAAAGATGATGCATGACCAGCTTGATGAAAGTCAGGCGTCCAAGCACCTTAGAGCGATGGCTTTTGAATGCTCTTTGTTTGGTACAGGCATTATCAAAGGCCCATTCGCCTATGACAAAGAGTATCCGAGATGGAATGAAGAAGGCGTATATTCCCCTGAATTCAAGACTATTCCTAAGATTGAGTCAGTAAGCTTGTGGGATTTCTATCCAGATCCCGATGCTCGTAGCATGAATGAGGCTGAATTTACGATCCAACGCCATCGTATGAGCCGTACTAACATTCGTAGCCTTAAAAACCGCCCACACTTTCGTGAAGAAAGTATTGAGCTGGCTATTGGTTATGGATCTAACTACGTCCGGGAATATTGGGAAGATGCCCTAGAAGACAACTCAAACTCTGACGATATCGACCGTTACGAGATACTTGAGTATTGGGGCATGCTAGACACTGAGATTGCCGAAGAGGCGGGTCTAGAGCTCCCAGAGGATATGCAAGATCGTACAGAAGTCCAGGTCAATATCTGGATCTGCAACGGCCAAATCCTGCGTCTAGTAATCAACCCATTTACTCCGAGCCATATCCCATATCACAGCGTACCCTTCGAGATGAACCCATACTCATTTTTTGGTGTAGGTGTTGCTGAAAATATGGAGGATACGCAGCTCATAATGAACGGAACGCTACGGCTCGCAATAGACAATGCCGCTCTATCCGGGAACCTTTTGGTAGAGGTAGATGAGACCAATCTCGTTCCAGGACAGGACATGGAGATCTACCCCGGCAAAGTGTTTCGGAGACAGGCGGGTGCCCCTGGTCAAGCGATTTTTGGCACCAAGTTCCCCAACGTGTCTAACGAGCTTCTAATGATGTTTGATAAGGCACGACAGCTAGCAGATGAGGCCACAGGTATTCCCTCATTTTCACACGGCTCTACCGGCGTCACAGGTGTTGGACGTACAGCCAGTGGTATGTCGATGCTTATGGGTGCCGCTGCAATGAGCATTAAAGCTGTGGTCAGCAATGTAGATGACTACCTACTAGCGCCCTTAGGTAAGGCTCTGTTCGCCTTCAATATGCAATTTGCCTTCGACGAAGAGTACACAAAGGGCGACTTAGAAGTAATTGCAAAGGGTACTGAGAGCCTGATGCGAAATGAGATCCGCAGCCAACGCTTACTGCAATTTATGCAGATGTCTGCAAACCCAACTATGCAGCCCTTTGTAAAATATGACTATATCTTACGCGAGCTGGCAGCTTCTATGGATCTGGATGAAGATAAGATCTTAAACGATCCACGTGAAGCCGCAATTCAACAGAAAATGATGGCTGAAATACAGGCCATGATGCCCCAGCAACCTCCACAGCCTCCACAGGCTCAAGGAGCAGTCCCTGGAGTGGGTGACCCCACTGGAACGGGTGGTGGCAATATAGCGCCCGGTAACGCCCCTGAACCGGGCTCTCAGGGCTTCACAGGAGCCGGAGGCGGAGCCAATGGGGGTAATGCACCTCAACAGCCTCCTGCAGCGCCACAAGGCCCCGTACAGTAATGAGTAAGGACTTATATCGCTCCCTACTTCCGCTTGTTAACGAGCATGAGCAAATGAAGCGTCTACAGGCATACGTTGATTATCGTATCGAAGGCCTACGTGACCAGCTCGAGACCTTAGGTGATGCCGACCAGGTTAAGGCATATCAAGGTGCTATCCGAGAACTACGTCGATTTAAGACCTTAAGAGACGAAGTACGTAAAGGGGCTGAATGATGGCAGATGATCTAGAAGCCACCCAGACATACTTCTCTCCGCAGACGCAGGAAGAGCTAGATGAGATGCTGGCTAGTATGGGTAACGACCGACCTGTCCGTACTATTGGCGCAACT